CGAGATAGCAGGTTTAATCTGTGAGGTAACGCCTGACGAGAACGGTATTGGAAAAATAAGGTTTGAAGTGATCCCGTTCTACGTGCCAGTAAAGGATGATTTTTAGTGTGCAACAAGAAAGGAAGACTGGCGCCGAATGATAGGTAGTTCCTATTGTGATAGGGGCTAAAAGGGTTATCAATCCCTATTGTATTAGGGACTGTTATTTCACCATCATTCGGCTTTCACTGGGCGGAGAATAGTAAGGGGGCTGTGGGGCAACCCGCGTGCGTTCCCTGCTAATCTACTCATGAGCCGCCCAGCGAGAGTATGAAAACTAATCAAATTATATGTGGAGATACACTAACAATATTAAAGACTTTCCCAGATGAATGTATAGATTTAATTATCACAAGTCTACTTTACAATACCATAATAAGGTGGTAATATGGAAGAATGAAACTTCCACGCAATAGAAAAGGACAATTCATAAAGGGCTATCACTATTCGCTTGCAACAGAATTAAAAGGAGGACAACACTGGCGAGAACCGAAGCCCTTTTGGCAGAAAGAATGGCTTGAAAGAGAATATATTAAAAATCAAAGATCGGCAAATGAAATAGCAAAGCAATTTGGTATCACTGAAGGAGCAATACTTTTTTGGCTTCATAAACATGGAATACCAAGGCGGAGAATGACAGAAATTAGAAAGATTAAACATTGGGGATTAGAGGGCGAAAAAAATGGAATGTATAGCAGGCGGGGCAAGAAACATCCACGATGGTTGGGTGGAGCAAGTCCGATGAGACAAAAAATATATGCTTCACTAAAATGGAAACAAATTGAAAAGTGGATTAGAAAAGAACAGAAGTATTGCCGAATATGTAAAAGTCAAAAAAAACTTATTGTTCATCATTGGCTTTCAATGACAAAGTTCCCACAATTTGCTTGCGAAAAGTGGAACTTAATAAGAATTTGTGAAAAATGTCACAAAATAATACACAAGAAAAATTTACAGGGCGGGTTGTGAACTCCGTTATTTGCGGCAGTAGTTGCAAAGAAATTAAGAAGAAAATGGATAATGATTGAACTTAACCCAGAATATTGTGAAATTGGAAGAAGGCGGCTTGAAAGAATACAGGAGCCAATGTTATGATCGGGAAAGAAAGGAATTGCGCTAACAAATCATTGATTATGAAAATTCAATTTAACGCTGATAAAGTAAAAATAAGTGGGCCGAAAATCGATAATAGTTATACGGTAACTTTTGAAGTCGGCGAATATGAATATGACAAAATAAAGGATTTGCCAAAATTAAATGGCGAGATTATTTTTGTAGAGGTAAAAAATGAAATCAAAGGAATTATCGAAACCAGCTAAAATTGCGGCGACACACGCATTAAAAGAATTAGATTTTACTTATGAACAAATTGCTGAAATTTTGGGAATTGGAATAAGAAGCGCTAAGCGCTATATTACTGAAGTAACTGATAAACAGTGGCACGAGTTTGGCACTAATATAAAAAAACTGATAAGCATTAAAGAAGAAGAAATTGCATCAAAGGCACTTGCGTTAATTGAAGAAAAAATGCCAAAGGCACAATTCAGAGACTTAGTAGGACTTTACAAAATTATTAGAGAATTACAGCGAGGGCAACCGCCGTTAGTGGCGCAACAATTTATCGGCGGAGAAATGCAGATAGAATTTATTCAAGATGCAAGTAAAACTTAATGAATGGCAATACAAAGTTGCGATTGATAATCGTCGTTTCAAAATAGTATGCGCTGGCAGGCGCGCTGGCAAGTCTGTTTTGAGTCGAATGATTGTATTGCAGTGGGCGCTTAAAAAGTCAGGACTTTATTGGATTGTTTCGCCGACTTATCGACAATCAAAAATGATACATTGGCGGGAAATGAAAAAAGAAATTCCGCCTGAATGGATTATACATAAAAATGAGCAAGAACTTTCTTTTACGCTTAAAAACGGCAGTATCATTGAGCTTAAAGGAGCAGAGAATCCCGATGCTCTTCGGGGGGTCAAACTCCGAGGTCTCGTCATTGACGAAATTGCCAGTATTAGAAATTGGGATTGGCTCTGGCCAGAGGTTTTACGCCCTACCCTTACCGACTACGAAGCACCTGCGATATTTATTTCGACACCCAAAGGGTTTAATCACTTTTATACTTTGTATGAGACTGGCCAAGAGGATGGCGGAAATTACAAATCTTGGCAATTTACTTCTTACGAAAACCCCTACATCCCAAAGGAGGAAATAGATAATGCCAAAAAAGAACTCACCGAAGATACATTCGCCCAAGAATATTTGGCAGACTTTAGGAAATTTACGGGCTTGGTTTACAAAGAATTTGACAGAGAAATTCATGTTATCAGGCCATTTGATATCCCGGAGGGCTGGAGTATTTATCGAGGAATTGACTTTGGTTCAACGAACCCTACGGCGTGTCTTTGGATTGCAGTTGATGGCGACGAGAACTGGTTTATCATTAACGAACATTACGAGGCGGGACAGACAATCGATTATCACGCCGGGGTTATTAATGCTGTCCCGCAAAGGGGGAATCTGGCTGCGTCCTATGGAGATCCATCCGGCGCCCAATGGATTTCCGAATTCGCCCAAAGAGGAATTTACATTACGCCAGCGACAAAAGAAACAAACACAAGTTATAATTCGTGGATTAGATTCGGAATCGAAAAAATCGCAGAAAAACTCAAATGTATTCCCGGACGATTTGTGCCCACTGTGCAAGAAAAGAATCAAATACGCCTACAATCTTTGCCGAGTTTGTTTATCTTCTCCAACTGCCAAAATACGATTAGAGAATTTGAAACTTACCGCTGGAAAGAAAAAAAAGAAACGCAAGCCCAAGATTTAAATGAACCAGACATACCCGAAAAGGCAAATGACCACGCAATGGATGCCTTAAGATATTTTGCAGTTTCTTATAAAAAACTAACCAGTTCTGAATTGCCGAAAAATGATATTGCAAGAAAGAACTGGAGGATAGGAAAATAAATGAAAACATTGTCATCATTGTCAACAATTGCGCCAATGGATGTTGAAAGAGCAAAAGCGTTTGGAGAAATATTTGCTGATTTCTTTTTGGACACGGGATTAAATCCTGAGATATTTTTCCCAATTGGTAGAGTTTTAGTAAATATGGCCTATGGCACAGGTTTCGGTAAAATAGTCCTTTTCATGGAAAAGGGCGAATTAGTACAAATAAAACCAGAGGAATCGGTATTAGTAAAACGCTCGGTCTTGACAAGTAGGGGAAATGAATGATATTATTAAAGTGAAGTATTGACGGCTTGAAGTCTAATAAGACAGGAGTCGCTGTAAATTCATGCAGCGACTCTTTTTTGTTATGCCAGAGCAACAAATTATTCGCGGAACAAAAGAAGAGCAAAAAACTTTTACAGAGGCAATGCGTCATTATTCAATGGCAAAAGAAGATTTGGATAGTCGCTTGTCCAACATGGATACCATTGATGAACTCTTCCGTTCTTATCTTGATGAAGATGATTGGCCTTATCAATCTTTAGTTTTTGATCCGCGAACTTTCAATGCAATTTTAGAAAAAACAGCAAGACTTTTAGCAAATAAGCCTCGCGGCAGACTCGTGCCAAGAGAGGGCGGTGATTCTTTGGGCGCAAAGATTAACAATGAACTTTTAAGATATCAATGGGACGATAACGAAAGGATTTCAAATCTGCCGATGCTTGCCAAATGGGCAATCCTTGATATGAATGCTCGTAAATATGGCGCTGGTTTTGCCCTTTGTAAATGGCGATATGAAATGAAAACAGATTTGAAAAACAAAAAGAAAGAAATTTGGTTTGACGGGCCAGACTTTAAGCCCTTAATCAACCGTGATTGCTTGCCAAATCCCTCTTATTCATTTATCAAGAATTGGTTTCAACATCGAGACTATTTGACATTACAGGAATTAGAAAATATTAATGACGCCGCCCGCTCAACCGAAAAGATTTACAAAAACCTTGATTTGTTAAGAGATGCCCTGCGAGAGGGCGAGGGTAAGGGTGGCGATAGGCGGGCGACCAATTGGACATCTAAAAATCTTTCAATTAAAGGATTAACCGACTATTTAGGGCAGGATGAATATTTCAAAGTAATTGAAGTAGTGACTGAATATAGAAACAACCGCTGGATTACATTTGCTCCAAAACACGGCGTTGTCTTGCGCGATATTTCCAATCCTTATGAGCATGGACAAATTCCCGTAGTTATGCTTCGTTACTATCCAGTTGATGATGATTTATATGGACTTTCTGAAATTGAGCCAGTTGAAAGTATCCAAAAGGCAATTAATGCCTTAGTTTGTCAATATTTAGATACTGTAAATATAAATCTTTATACGCCGCTTAAAGTAAGAAAAACTGGCGTTGAAATGCATACTTTAGAGTTTGGGCCAGGGAAAAAATGGCTAATGAATGACCCGGCGACAGATGTAATTCCCTATCAAGCTTCGGGCGCGGGAGTTGCTGAATTTGGTAATACTTATCGTTTCCTTACCGGCGCAATGCAAGCGGCGCTTGGTTCAACCAGCGCGGGAATTTCTAATTTAGTGCCGGGCGAAAGCAAAAAAACGGCAACCGAAATTCAAGATTTGGCATTGCAAAGAAGCGCAAGAGATAATTTCAATCAAATTTTTTTGGCCGAGGCACTCAAAAAGCAAATGATGTTTTGGTTTTTAATGAATAGACAATTTCTTTTTAGCGACCCGACTGAAAAAGTAAAAGTAATACGAATTGTTGGCAAGGACGCCATTCGCTATTTTCAAAAACGAGGGCTCGATAGTTGGGGAATTTCTGACGGGGCGGCACAGGCGATTGTTGAATTGCGAACACAAGGCGTTGAAGTATTGCCAGAAGAATTTATGACGCCACTTTCTACTGTTGAAACGAAAGAAGGCAAAATGCCAAAGTTTAGAGTAGAAGAAAGTGGTGAGGCGGGCTATTTGTTAATGGAAAAAGAAGATATTTCGGGTAATTACGATTATATTCCCGACATCGAAAGCATGCAACTGCCGACTGAACAGCAAGTTTTGGCGGTAAAAAAGCA